CAATGATCTACTTGACTATGCTGCAGGCTATGTCATGAATATAACCTTAACGGTTAATGATTGGACCAACTGTGCAGTACCTTTACAATAAACATTTCGGAGGCTTAAAGTAATATAGGTATGAGTGCACCTAAATGGTGGGGAGATTGGAGGCCTAACCTTACACCTCACACAGGAAATTTACAGCCAACTGACTTGCTAGAATGTACTTCTATTGTGGGTGGCTTGCCTGTCAATACAGCCATTACAGGTGCTCAGATAATTGCAGCAGCATCGGGTGGTAGTGCAACCTGGGGAGGTATCACAGGAACGCTATCTAGTCAAACAGATTTACAGACTGCATTGAATGGTAAGCAAGCTACGCTAGTAAGTGGCACTAACATCAAGACTGTTAATGGCAGCTCATTGGTAGGTAGTGGTAATGTTACTACTAACCCAAGGACTATTCAAAGTGTTAATGGTACCAATGTAAGTGGATTAGTTAACTTACAAAGTGCATCTATTTTTATTCCTGCAGGTACTATATCTACAAATAACACTATATACATTAAAGGCTTTATTGAAAGGACAGTAACAAGTGGTGCTGGTTCTACTGTTTTTAGATTTTATGTAAATACTTCAAACACTATAACGGGTGCAACGTTTCTTGGCTCAGCCGGTTCAATGGCAACAACAGTAAGATTTCAAAGATTTGAACGGAACATATTTTTTGATGGCACAAACTTAAATGTATATAACACTGGAGTATCAGCTGCTAATGATTACACATCATCCGCAATAAGTTTAATAGGGTTTAATCCTGCTGTAGATAATTACTTATTATTTGCTGTGCAGCATTCAACATCTGCAACCGATGTAGCAAATTGGAGAAGAGTAATAACACAAGCATATGATTAATACATTTACATACAACGAAATAGAGTACACAATCATAGGACCTATTGAGGTGATTAGTGATACTCAGCTGCATGTTGAAACTGATAAGGGTGTCATTCTAGTGGATGATACAATGGATATATATAAAGCATTAACAAATGGCTAGATACGCAAACACAGGGGAGTTCAATGTGCTATATCCTACACGTAGGAGAATGGCTACAATCCTAAAAAGAATAATCAGGAATGATGTTGTGGATGGTGAGGGTACACTCGTAGAAAGTATCCGTATCAATGCCAAGATAACAGGCTTCCAAAAGTTAGAGATACAAATAGTAGCAATGTACTACTTTATATTCCTGAACAATGGTGCGTTTCTTTGGAATGGTGGAGTGATCACCCCTCGTGATTATGTAGCACAATTTACGGATGAGTTAAATGCTGCAGGTATCACAGCAGAAATTTATAGACAGTACACTGAATGGTTAACTAAAAAGTATCCATTGGTAGAGGCTGTTGAGGTGCTTGAGAAACAGCAGAAAATTGTCTACACATTTGAGGCAGTTGACCCGCCTCCAGGCTTTACCCCTGGGTTCCCTCTAGATGTCTAACTCTTTCTTCATTGAAAGGATATTGAAAACATAAACGAGTGGTAGGACACCTATCTTATCACTCTTTGTTATATCCCCATTAGTCAACCCGTAGATGGTTTGTTCCCATGACCACTTAACTTGAGTCTGCTCTTTCTCAATTTCTTTAATCTCTTCAGGGTCCATGTTAGCTTTCTCTTCATCGGTGAGTGGAGTATCTAGATCACCGGTGAATAAGTTTTCATAGGTCTTAAGAAAGTTATCCCTGAACTTTAGGAACTCATTAATAATACCATACACATCTGTGATGGGTAGGTCATGAAATTTCTCAGCTCTAATGTTGCAGTCAAAGTCATAGGGCTCCATGATTTCATCACCCCATTCATTGAGTTTAGTTTGCCGGTACAGGATAGCACATACCTTATCAAGATTTGTGATGTAGTTATTACTAAAGAAATAATCAAGGTCAATGTACTCGTATAGGGTTAGCTTGCTGAATGGCTTGAACTTCATCCCTAACAGCTCATGCTTGTATCTTTTGGATGGCTCAGAGGTACACCATCTTGACTCGTTAACAAGTTCTGCTAACTCATCCACATCTAGGTCCTCAATGACATCAATAGGCTCATCCGATAAAATAGAAAGAGCCTCACTGTTGTAGTGGTAGGCTCCCTGTTCTCTATCTATCTGACTAAACTCAATGAACTGCTCAAGCGTTACTTGGCTCCACTGCTTGGGTAGCTTGATCATTAGCTTGTTGTCCTATTTTTTGTGCAATAAACATCATGTATGGAATGGAGATAGCAGCATTCAATTTACGAATTAGCTTTGCTTTCTGCTTGATATGTGCATCGGTGTAGTGCTCAGTGGGTGTAAGGTCCTCACGTTTGAACATGATAGCCAACATCTCAGAGATATATCCTTTCTCTTTTCTTAGTGCTACTTTCTCAATCATCTTAGTATCACGTACAGTTAACTTCATTTGTGCTTTGTAGATGTAGCCCTCAATCTCTAGCTCTTCTACTACCGGGTACTCTTTGCGTTCTGCTGAGTTAAATTCTTTTACCATCCCTACAAAGTCAGCCACATCATAGTCCCAAAACTCAGACTCAGGGATGCCAAGGTAAGCAAACACCTGGAGGTGCTTATCAATGGGGTCCAGTTCCTGATTGTTATTAATATCAGTAATGACTTCGAACTGCTCAATAGTCAGCTCTTCAAGTTGGTTGGGAATTTCCCTGTTTAAGATAGTTATCATAGTTAATTTTTTGAACAAATATACGTTTTTTTTAATATAGGTAGATGGCTAAAAAAGATATCCCTACTTACAAAATAACTATTGACCCTGAATACGCTGAAAACGGACAGGACTTAGGCATTGAACAGATAGCATTCACATCCAATCCTGCCATTAAGGTCAAAGGGATGGCATTCAATTCTCAAGCTAAGGCTTTATTCTTTACAGATGAGCTCAAATATAGAGTAACTGCACCTGCTTTGATACCTATGGAGATATACCGCTTTGATGAGGATACAGATGAGGAGTACAATGTCAAGTTTACTAAGGAAGAGATTGAGAAAATTCATGGAAAATTCATGCAGCAGATGGTCAACCGAGACCTATTTAACCTGGAGCATGACCAATCTCAAACCGTTCCTGCCTATGTACTTGAGGCATGGATAGTAGACAACCCAAAAAAGGATAAGGCTTACTCATCATTTGGCATTGAAGTGCCTGAGGGTACGCTAATGGTTACTGCCCAGGTAACTGACAAAGAGTACTATGCTGAGCTTGTAGCACAGGAGCAGATAGGTTTCTCTATTGAGGGATACTTAGGCATGAAATTAAACGAGCAAAAACAATCCCAAAATAAAACACAAATGAATGAGTTAATGTTGCCAGATGGCGAGCACATCATCAACGAAAAAATCTATATCATCAAGGATGGTAAAGTAGTTGAAGTAAAAGATGTAGAAAAAGAAGAGGTATCTGAAGAGATAGCCCTTGAGGACACTGTAGTTGAAGAGGAAGTAACAGCAGAAGTTCCTGCAGAAGAGCAAACAATGGCAATAGATCCTGCAGTAGATGCAGAGGCTATCCTTGCTATTGTTAAGCCTGTAATGGATGAGCAATTAAATGCTTTGCTTGCCATGATTGCTGAAATCAAAAATCAATTAGAGGAAGTTCTATCTGTAGAGGTAGAGGATGAGGAGATGGCTGAGGCTGTGACTTTAAGTGCACATCAAAAACTAAGTAACTTCGTAAAATTTAACAACAACAAATAACAACAAAATGCGTAAATTAAGATTTGATTTGAACATCGACCCGAGTGCTTTATTGGCACCAAACGCTGAGGCATTCTATGCTCAAGCATATTTAGGAAGCACTGAGATTGCTGATAACTTCCGTACTCTACCAGGTATCAAGTATAAGACTAAAATTGGTACAGTTACTTTTGGTTCAGGATTGTTAGCTACATCTCCATGTAACTTCCCTAACCTTAACTCAGATGACTTAAGCTCACATGAAGTAGACGTATGTGCTCTTTCTGCAATGGCTCAGGTTTGTCAGTTTGATTTAGAGCAGTCATTCGTATCTTTACAAATGTCAGCAGGATCTAATGGTGATTTCTCTGTAGCTAATTTCTTTAACTTCTACTGGTCTGAAAT